CCAAATGGATTTTGTATATTGTTTGTACTTTTACCTAACACTTTAGTAAATGGAATACCTAATCTATAATGCTTATTATTAGCGTCATTACAGTATGTAGCAGAATGAGCACAATATAATGGTACAATATTCATACCACTGGTAACAATAGAATCAGACTTTTCCTTATTGAAGCATATATCAGCAGTTACTAAATCAAATATACCGTATGTATCAAATGGATTCTAATCCTAAGCATCTTGTTGTACAAATAGATTCTTACTTGAATTATAGAACCCTTGTACAAATTCTGGGGCTACACCTTCTTTAAAAGTAGGCATAATAGTAGGTCTTCTATCTATGCTACCCAAAGAGTATTCTGCTCTATAATCTTCAGTATTATTATACCACCCGTTGAATCTGATAGTTTTATTTAGTAACCCCTAAGTAACTATTGTTCTATCTGCTAATGTTCTATCACATCTTACTATTTCATAAGCTACTACATCCGTAGGAAGATTATTCACATAGAACATTATACCAAGTGGATGAGATACTAATTCATAGTTACCAGATCCATCTACTGTTCCACCAAAAGTAAAAGGTTCATAACCTTCAACATCAGCAGAAGGGAATCTAATATCTCCAATCCAGTGTACAGGTGAAGGTATATTCTTATTATTATACAATATTATACCATACCTATATACTTCATCTCTTTGATGACTTAAGAAATTAGATACATAGTAAGGATCACAATAGTTTCTTATTCTAGATTTACCATCACTATTAAATGTATGTACTAATTCTTTTGTTTCAGGACATACTAACTTAATAGTATTATAAGATTTTTTAGATGATGATAAGCTCATACTATATGGTACAAATTTATCACCTTCATCGTCAACTACTGGAGTATTGTCAGACTCTATTAAATCTGTTATAATAAATCTATAACTAATATTTAAACCTCTACCACCTCTAATAATTCCATTATCATCATATCCAAATGCATATTCATCTGTTGAATTATTAGGATATACCATTGAACTATTCATTGGGTTTATACAATCGTGTTCTTCTGGTATAATTAAATCTGTTTCTGGACTAGTTAGTTCTTGAAAAGTAGTAGTAATATCTTGATTACTTATACTAGAGTTTAATTTAATAATACCGTTGCTATTACATCTATATGCTCTAGCGTCATAATCTACATCCCAAGTTAATTCCTACACATTAGAAGCGAACAATCTATTATCCATCTTTGCTATACTTTTAGCATTAAATTCAAATGGGACAAGATCGTTAAATTCTTCTATACTTAATTCGTTAACGTAACTACTACCAACATCATTGTAATTAAATGTTATTACATTATCCTCAGATTTAGGTAAGTCCAATTCATTAATTACATATATCTTAGGAGTTTGAGTATTGCTAGTATACTGAATACTAATGATTCTTATCTTTTCAAATCTACCATCATTAAACAAAGTAGCTTGTAACATACAACCTTTATCTGTACTCTCACCTTGTCTATCACCTTTAAATGTTTTAGATGAATTTGAATTACTAGACGATATAGGTATCATAGGACTTAATGAAGAAGTAGATGTTTCTCCGCCATGTACACTAAATAACTGATAACAATATTGTATCATACCAGCTGGTAAATTACCAGATGTCAATTCAATAAACTTAAACGGTGCAATAGTAGAACTTGGTAGTAGATCAAAGTAAGTATCATCTTCTATGTGATTAGTCTTATCTGTTTTATATTGAGCAGATATATTAATGCATTTAATAGAAGAAGTTCCATCAGATATATATATCTTGCTTACTTTATCTGACTCATAATTAGTAACTATAGCTACTTTGTTAACTAAGTTCATAACAGCAGATACTACTAAAGTCCAAGCAGGTTTAATACTGTTGAAATCAGTTATAGCCCATACATTATTAATATAAGTACCTTCATACAATTCCATAGTAACTACTATACCACATTCTTCTACTATCTTCTTAGTAGAATTGTACCATCTAGTTACTGCTGTACCAAGTATATTTTCAGATGCTTCAATACCACCTTCGTACTATCTTACATCTTCTATGTTCTATAGAATACCTGTAGTACCAGCATTATCTGTGAGTAATCGAATATTCTCAGCCCATCTATACTAGTTGTCAGCTAACATAGTAATATCACTGTCCAAATTGAGACCTCCTTGAAAGGTATTTATCTAACTATTAATTTCCATTTGCACACTCTTTTAAATAGTCTTCATAGAATTTCCATTTATATCCATAGGCTGTTCTATTGAAACTGTTTTTATTATCTTTACAGCATCTATGTATAGTAGCCAAATCCGCATTTAATAATTTAGCAGCTTCATAAATTTTATTAAATGTTCTGATAAAATTCCCAGCTTTATCAAACTAAACAATTTTATGTCCTATTCTTCCACCAACTGGACAATATTCTTTATAACACTCTATTTTAGAAAAAGGACATTCATCAGAAAATCTCCACATACTTTTTCGCACAGCAGTTTTTTTCTTCATTAAGCAACATTGATATATATTATCAGGTTGTATATTTACATCTTTAGCTGCACTTTTTATATTGGTGTATTCTTTAATAAAGTTACCGTCTAAATCAAAACGCTTGACTTTCCTACCATCTACTCTAACACAATTATAAGTACCTAATTCTCTTATATATTTACATTCTAAAAAAGATATAGTAGATTTATTATCTTCACACGTTTCTAATATTTCTATCTCAAACTTATCTACACCATATTTTCTAACATCGCTTAAAAGATTTTTATTAGCTCTACTATTATTATTTCCTGTAACACTTATCAAGTGTGCCGTAACTCTACTTCTAATGTCTGTACTGGACCCAATATATCTGTCATTAGTAAGTTTATTATGTATGCTATAAATACCACATGTATATCTAGGTATGTTCTTTATAGCTTTATGATTAAAATCTAACGTAGTCATATCTATTCTAATTATATATATGTTCGGGATCAGATATTGTAGACATAAAAGTACGATCTGAATTTAACTCAGGTATTAAACGATTCCACGTTTTTTCAATCCCACTTAACTCATCTTGATTAGGCATCAAAGATTCAGCATATGCTTGCTTTCTATAGAAGTTATAAGAATTCTTAGCATCTATCCATAACTATCTGTGTACTTCTCCTTTTATATACTTAATATAAAGAATCTTTTGTGCACAATACCAAAAGCAAGCTTCAAAGTATGACTATACATCTGGCATCATTGGCATACCGTCTTCATCAGTATAGATAGCGTGGTATGAGATTTTTGCATATCCTTCTGGAACATTTGAGATGAGATATCCTGGCTTGACATCATATTGTGGCGTATAACTGAAATTAGTACCATTAAAACTAGTGTGCTGTAATCTACCATTTTTGCTACAAACTGTATAATTATTAATCAATGCGCTAAGCGTCTATCTAGTATTAGCATCTTTATTAAGTATTTCTAATGCGTCTTTATCTTTAGTAATATTGTGAAGGTTCTTTACTAATGGTATTAATACATCATCGTGTATAATCATATTACAACAATCACAGTTATCTTTCTTATCATATACACTGAATGTACCAGTGCTCTTTTTCATAGGTATCCAACCACCACAATCACATGTAGAGTAAGCTACACTATTTAATCTTTCTAGGTCACATGGTAACTTAGCCTAATAACCATTGATAGGTATTACTTCTACTTTGTGATCTAATTGATTGACAGAACCTATATTCATTAAACTCTCTCCTATCCATTGTTTGATGTCTGTAATAGGTATTTCAGTTTCATTTAAACCTAAGTCCGCAATTACTTTAGCAATCACGGCTTTACTACTTGTCATTTTATATATCATGGCTGCTATTCGTAATCGTGAATATTCTATTTAATTATTTGTGCTAAATGCCTTTTATTTGCTCTAGTAAGTACAATCTAATACTTACTTTTGTTAGACACTAGCATGTCCTATTTATTCCAGTAAAGTCTATACTTGTAGAATCCCGAGTGTTCGTTAAGTAAATAAGTAAGTTTACCTAACTCTTTAGTAGCTTTATAATCTATTCTAAGACTTCTACCATCTAAATGTTTAGGCTGTTTCTTTACTATTTGAATACTACCCATTCTATAAGGTAATTTAACTTCTTTACTTTCTTCTAATAACTAATCTCTTAAGTGATAAAAATAGTCTGTTACTATCTTTCTATAAGTAGTATAATCTATATCATATACTGTATCTGGTTCTATACTACTTAAGTAATGATTATAGAATGAAGGTATAGTATAAGATACAGTTTTATTAGCAGATTTATTTAATTCATTCATCGTCTTATACTTCTATTAACATTCTAATTCATCACATTCTAAGTATCATCTTTACTATCATTAGTAGTATCAGATACTTGCTATCTCATAGTTAAGAAATCTTTAGTAAAGATTAGCTACTTAACTGTACCCCACATATAAGCTGGTAAAGGATATTCATCCTTATCAGGATTGTAACACAGTTTATCTTCAGTAGGATCTTCAGCAATTATTTCTACATCAATATATTCTAACTAGTTAGCATCACCTTCTACATATATCCTATTACCTTTAACATATGCAATATAATCTTTGCAAGTGTACTTTCTATATTTCTAAAACTTCATTTTAGTTTCAGAACCTAGTTGAATAATATTACCATAAGCATCTTTTACTGTTATTACTGAAGTAGTAAGTTTAGTACCAAGTAAAGTAGGTAATTCTTTATCTCCTTGGTATTCTGCATGACCTGGATCTTCTTCTATTTTATCCAAATGCATGCGTATAGTCTAATAGAAGATCTAGTCTAATTGCTCTCCCTTATCTAACTTCTGTTTTAATAAGTAAGCTCGATAGGTTTTAATCCACAACATTATCTAATATCTACTGAGCTTTTCACTCTCAGCAATCTAGTTGTTTCTAGCTTCTAATAGAATATCATCAATGAGCTCATTTAATGTCATATCTATATATTTAAATTATAATTATAATAGTCATAAAACGCATTTTAAGACTTACTGTAAATTTTTATAGTATCTTAGATACACTCCTTAACAGAAACTAATAGCCTTTCTTAAATAGCTTTATAATAATTTTCCGAGCGAAGCGAAGGAACTCTGAGCGAAGCGAGGAAATATTATTAACATACATAAACAACAAAAGCTCGTCCACTATACAGTGAGCGAGCCTCGTAGAGGTGAGCGAACGTTGTGAGCGTTGCCGAGTATTATTTCATTGGAGCTGGTACATTAGGCATAGGTGGCATTGGTGGTTTTGGGAATCCTCCCATAAACATCTTCTTAGTATCTTCGATCATCTTCCTAATATCAGCTACATCATTCTTTAAATCATTTATTTCTTTACTATTATCAACAGTATTAGTTACTGTAGGAATTTCTACTTGCGCTTCTAGTTGATCTAGAATATCTTTACACTTCTCCATTTCTTCATCGTACTTACTTGCTGCTTCTTTTTTAGCTTTGAATTCGTTGTAGTTCTATCTAACCATATTAGCTATTTCTTCTTTGTTGGTAGCAACAGTAAGTCCTATAGAAGTATCATTGATTATTGAACGTTCAGCTGGTACTGATAGTTTCTTAGATTCTCCATTACAGCTAATGAATACATCAACTAGTTTACGTCTGCTCTATCCTGGTATTGGAAACTAACCTTGAGGTAAAGCTTCATCATAAGGATTTGAAACCTAAGTAATGGAACCAAGACTATAAACAGTAGTCTTTTTAAATGTTCCTAGAACTTCTAATACGTGCACGTGATCTCCTATTTTTAATTGACTAAATAACATAATTGAATTGGTTTTAGTAGGGCTACCTTTTACAGTAGCCCTAAGTTTTTTATTAAGCAGCTGGTGCTACAATATGATTTATAGTCTGAAATACTCCAGTACGTTTATCATAGTATATTAGATATTTATTACCAGTTGAAATTTCTTCTGTCGGCATCTAATCACCAGAACCATTTAGTAATGCTTTACCACTATTAGTATTTACACTAGTTGGATTAGATGATACCTAACTAGAACTAACAGAAGTAGCTACAGATACTAGTGATCCTTCTGTTGCACCAGTAGCAGTATGATTAATATTTAACAATATTAAACCTCTGCATGGCAATTGTCTCCATTGAAATGGACATATTCCATAAGTAACAGTATTGTTAGTAGTATCTACATTAGAGAATATAGTATCTAATGTAGGTATACCACCTTGGTCAATACGTCTTACACGATAAGGATTAAAGAAAGGATTAAACATAATTACCTCCTTTCTTATTAGCAACCACAACCGCAACCGTCGTTATATCCGTATCCGTAACCAGTGAATCCACCGTTACATCCGAATGGGTTACAAGTTAAGTAAGCAGGTACTGGACAAGGACGCAACTGATTTACGATATTAGCAGTTTGAGCAGATTGAGATAGACCTAATTCAAGAGCTGACTTCTCAGCACGCAATGTGTCAATCTTATTCTGCATTTCACGCATTTCAAGTTGACAGAATTTATCGTTAATCATTTGAGTCTGCGCATCTATCTTAGCACCAATTACATTAAACTTACTAGCATTATCTGTCATTAAGTTATTGAAACCACCAGTGATTGCATTCTGCAA